AGCGAGTTCTCCGCCAAGATCGCTGCCGCCGAACTCGCAAAGGATCCTGTGCTGGTCCGCCGGCTGCAAGGGGAACAAGCTCTTTCTCAACTAGGCGTCCAAACCGCAAAACAACTGGAGCTAGAGAAAAATTCTGCCGCTCAATTAGCAATTGCGAAATCAGCGCAAGCGAAGGCAGATCTTATTCGCCAAGAGACTGCACAAGACATCGCTCGAATTGAGCAAGACCGCAAAGAGAAGTTCGACGACATTCTTGCTTCGCTTACGTACGAAATTGAATACGAGGCTGCAATTACCCGCGAAAAGCGTGAGCAACTAGAACTGGAGGAGGCAATTCGCAAGGCAAAAGGCCAAGGTCTAACTCCTGATCAGGTTGATCAGGTTGCTGAGCAAACCAAGCGCCGTCAGGCCCAGCAGCGCCCGCTCCAGAAGTACATGACGGACCTGGAGAAGTCCCTCAACGACACCGAAGGCAAGGCTGTCCAGCTGGCTCAAACGATTGAGAGCGAGCTGAGCACTGCAATGAGCAGCGCTATCACGGGCATCATCACTGGCACGACAACTGTCGAGGAGGCGTTCTCGCAGATGTTCCTGAACATCGGCAAGGCGTTCATGGACATGGCCACCCAGATGCTGGCCCAGCAGCTGATCTTGAGCATCCTCAAGAGCGTTATTGGCGGCGGCGCAAATATGGGCGGCGACGGGTACTTCGACCCGATGACCGGCAAGGGCGTTGCCGGCCCCAACTTTGGATTTGCCAAAGGCGGCTACCCACCAGTCGGCCAAGCCAGTTTGGTTGGCGAGAACGGCCCCGAGCTGTTTGTTCCCGGTCGCCAAGGTGCGATCGTCCCCAACGACATCTTCGCCGCCACCCGAGCTGCACTTAATAAGGGTGGCACCTCCGGCGCTGGCGCATTTGAGGAGAACGCCCAAGCACTGGCGGTCAGCAGCAGCTACACCCGCGAGCGCGTAACGGAGAAAGAGCGCCAGACGATGCTGACTGGTGCCGGCGGCTCGATGCTGATCCAGACTGAGGTGATCAATAATGTGGAGTACGCAACGGTGGATCAGGTGGCCCAAGCTGCTGCGGCTAGTGCCAAGCAAGCCCGCGCCCAAGTCTTCGCCGACATGCGCAACAAACCCTCCACCCGCGCCTCTCTGGGTATGCGCTGATGACCACTGCAATCGGCACATACATCCGGCTTTTAAACACCAATGGAAGCGACACCGGCTATCGCTTCCAGAACTTTTTCCAGGGCAGTGCTCGCGTCTATGACGGACAGACCTACACCTACTCAGGGTTTGGTTTTACCGGTGGAACCTTGGACCTGGAGGCCGCCAACATCAGCGCCAGCCTGGTTTTTCCCGCCAACGAGTTGAGCTTGGCAGTATTCACCCAAGCCGTGAACGACCGCTGGCTGGTGAAGCTACGCACAGTGTGGCTAGACCCAGACACCTTGACCGAGACAGCCTTATACAGCCAAGAAACCTACGCAGTGACAGGCTTGGAGCATGACAATTCTCGGATGTCGATACGCTTGGGTAGTCCACTTGATGCTGTCCGCGAAAACGCTCCACGCCGCTCGCTGACTCAAAAACTCGTTGGTTCCCTGCCGACCACTGGAGAGATTACCCTGCAATGACTTTTTCTCCTAAGAGTGCAGACCGCGTTGTCCTACTTCCCCAGGACCGCGAAATCATGGCGATTACTGGCCTCGATGAAACAGAGTACCGCCAATTTGTACGCGAACTCCGGCGTTACAGCCGGATTGAACCCGGCACAATTGTAAATATTGGCATTGATGTTTTAATTCTTCAGCTTGTTATTGCGGCAGCACTTTCTTACGTAGCCACGCTACTGGCGCCAAAACCACGCACACCTCAGCAAGCAAACATCACCACCAACACTGTCCAAGGGCAGAACATTGTCAATGGCGCCCGCTATACGCCAAAAGCCGGTTTTGACTCAGTTCAAAACGTTGTTGAACTCGGTAGTGTTATTCCACTAGTTTATGCAAACCGCCAGACAATTGATGGTGTTAGCTACGGCGGCGTCCGCGTAAACACCAATCTGCTCTGGAGCCAAATTTATAGCATTGGCGGCGGCCAGCTACTCCGTAGCATTTTTCTTGTCAGCGAGGGTACTGTTGCCGATCTGGATCCTACCCAATTTGCTATTGGCAACAATTTAATTAACAACTACGACCTGGCCGTCACCGATCACGGTCGAATTTCTATTTATTACAGCCCCGATGGCGGCAGGCTTACCGCAGCAGACCACATTGCCGGTCAAATCCCCGCGAACGATCTAGGCAACGCGGAGAACGCTGGTGGAGCGGATGTTTTCCAAGTACGTGGTGTAGGGGACGAATATGCCTCTGATTTCTGTTTTACGAGCACTCCATCTAACCAAACAGCGTTTGGTATCCACAGCTTTATTGGTAACAACTTCGGCTTCAAGGTCAACCCGGTCTTCCGCCCTGCCGTCCAGCTCCAGCCAGATAACAACAACAACGTCCGCTGCCCCAACGACTGGCAAGCCCAGGCCCAACGGGACAAACAAAACGTCACCTTTTCTGGCCGCTCTGGGATTGTCGGCACCGAAGGCATTCAGTTTTATGACGTAGGCGACACCCTGACCTACACGCTGTACACCAGCACTGATCAGAACCGTGAGTTTATCCAAGTAAATTCAAATGGTGCAGACGGTGTTGAAACTTGCGGTGACGTTGCCCAAGCAGTTGCAGGTCGTCAGCGTAACTGGGACGAATCGCTAAGCATCGGCGAGTTGTATCGGATTGGTAGCGCAATTGCCATTTGTACCAATCGAACCGATGCTGCATTTGTTTCCGAATCCGACAACAGCGGGATTGGGGGTTCCCAGCAAGTGACCGCCACTTTCGAGGTGGTTCGTGCCGGCCAAGCCAGCGTTTATACCCAAGGAACAATCGAGAGCGATGGCGGTAAGAACGCTACCAACGGCAGCCACATCTACAAATTTGCCGAGTCTGTTTTTTCCGTTGACCGTGAATGCCGCGTAATCGAAGTCGGTCTTCGCAGCAACGTTCAACTTCAAATCAACGGTTTAGCCAACTTCCGCGACGCCCACAGCTACACCCGCTGCGACAACGAAGCCTGCTTTGACTACAACGGCCAAAACGCCAACAATATCGAAGCAATCGTTTTTCAAAGCGGAACTTACAGCAGCCCCGACACTCGTTACAGCTTTTTCCGCATCAGCTACCGCGTAGCTGGAACCGATGACGTCTTCACAGATATTGAGCAGTTGTTTGCCGTCCGTAGCGCAACCGGTGTCGCCTTGTACAACTACCTGCGCTTCGAGTTTCCAGAAGCCAGCCGCTGGGAAGTCCGTCTAACGCCGGTGACCAGCTGGGAAGTGCGGAACAACATCGCCACCGGCGACCTTGAAGTGTTGGACCCTCACATCAACGCCATCCGCACTGTCACCAGCGGTGACGTCAGCATTCGTTTCACTGGAGCCCCTATCTCCCGCTCTACTGGTTCATTTAATGTCGCCAGCCTGACCACACCGAACGGTGAGAACTTGGGTCCTGCTTTTGACGACGGTAGTTTTTACGCCGACGAGTGGGCACGAATTGCCGAGGCATTTATTTACAACGAGATCAGCACCAGCGCAAACCAACCTGAGCACCAAGTTGTTTATGTAAACACAATTGCCGAAAACGCCACGGCCCCGCAATACGACGACATGGCAATCGTCGGCATGAACATTCGCAGCAGTACAGAAATTAACCGCCTCGACCAGTTCAGCGTTTATGTCAACCAAGGCATTGGAGCTACCAGCAATTTTCCTGAGGTGTTGTACGACGTAATGACCAACGATCGCTACGGCGTTGGAAAGGTGCTTAATGCAGAACAAATTGATCTAACCAGTTTCAACGAAGCCACGGCTTGGACTTACAACCGCCGGTATTTCTTTGACGGCGCAATTTCCGAGCGCATCAACATCCGCAGCTGGGGCGCTCGTGTAGCCAACGATTATCTGCTGGATCTCGTTATCCGCAACGGCCGTTTTGCGCTAAAACCTGTTGCCACTTTTGGCGGGCCAGAAACTATTCGCGGTTTGTACACAGCTGGCAACATCATTGACGGCAGTTTTGAGATGTCCTATGCGGATCTTCAAGACCGCCTTCCAATTCGGGTTTCCGTGAAATGGCGTCAAGAGAAGGAGTCCTCAAACACTGTCAGCCGGGGTTTGTTCCCTGTGGGCCGCGAAGTAACTGTCCGTGAAGTCGGCGTCGACGAAGACGCCCCACTGGAGCAAATCGACATGAGCGATTACTGCACCAGCCAAACCCACGCCATCGACCGCGCTAAATGGGAACTTCGCAGTCGTCGCTACACCACACATTCGATCAAGTTCAAAACCACGCCTTCTGAAGCATCGCTCGACATTGGCAGCGTCTTCAAGCTGGGACTGGAAACCGTCACTTACAACCAGCCCGCCAACGGTGCAATCGCTGACGACGGCACTGTGACCTCTTGGCCGGAATTGGCAGACGGCACTTACACCTGTTTGCTGTGGGATGGCATTACCACCAATATTCAAGAAGTCAGCTTGCGAATTGAAAACGGCAAAACGATTTATCAAAACGCCGTCTTCTGCATCAAAAACAGCACCACAGACACCCAGACCTACAAGACTCAAGCAATCAGTTTTGATGAAGACGGAAATGTCGAAATTGAGGCGACTTTCTTCCCCACGGATAGCAATGGACTTAGCCTGTTGACCAAGGGCTGGAACGACGCCACCAACTGGGTCATTGAGGGGACACTATGAGCGTTTCATTTCCGGCCATTTCTCCGACGCGCCGTTCCTTTACGCCGGGACGCTACGCAACTAAAAAGTTTGACAGTATTAGCGGTTCCAGCTCCACTCGTCTGTACGGCAACCGTGCTTTCGATGCCCAGCTAACGATGGACTTTGTCACCGGCGACTCCGATACCACCGCCATCCTTAACAGCTGGCACGAATCAAAGGGTGGTGCGTACACCTTGACGCTTCCTTCCAGCATTTTCACCGGAACCACTAGCGATTTGGCTAACCAAATCCCCTCGTACTTAAACTGGAGATGGGCCGAATCCCCGCTAGTCGAATCACTGTTCCCTGGCCGATCTAGGGTACAGGTCAGACTTGTAGCCACTTTGGACGCCTGAGATGGTCTTAACCGGAGCTGACGGACAACTCAAGTACCAAGGTGCAGTTGTCGGCAAAGTACGCGACTGGAGCATCACCGTTACCAAGGATGCCTTGGAGGACACCGGGATTGGCGACTACGACCGCACGTACGTCCAAGGTCTGCGTGGAACTACGGGAAGTGCCACCGTGTTGTACGACCCGGCAAACGTTCAAGCCTCTGTATTCCTTAACTCCATTTTTGCTAACTCTGAAAATACTGAATCTGTTGATTTCGTATTTAACCGCCTAGACAACAAATCCTTCCGTTGCGTCGGATTTGTAACCAGTGTCAGCCCCAGTATCAGTGTTGGCAGTGTTCAAGCTGTAAGCATTAGTTTCCAAGTTTCCGGTAAGCCCACTGGAGCATTCTGATGGCCGTCCTTGGCGTTGGCGGAAAACTGCTGCTGAAGCGCGAAGCTCCAGAAGCTTGCGTCGTTAGCTCAGACTCCGTTGATGGCAACATCAACGCGCTTAGCACTATCTGCCCTGGCTACTGGTCAGGCGACAAGGTAACTACTGTCTGCCTTCCAAGCGGCACTGGCGCGTTTCCACCCAACCCCGAAGGATACGCAACCTACTACGCCAGCAGGTATTTCTTGGGTCCAAACCGTAGTCACATCACCAGTTACCAGCACAATTTTTACAAAGCAGCTGGCGAAGAATACCCAGACGGCGATGCCGAAAACAACGCGCAATTTTACGCCAGGGTCGGTGATGTTTCCGGCGGAAACACTATTCCAGACTGCCAAGAAAACACATACTGGATCCACCTTGATGAGCTGGGATACGTAAGTTTCTACAACAGCCGCGCTGCAGCACTACGGGGCAGCAGATCCGACCGCGTGAATTTATTTGGAACAGTCGCCGGAAATATCACTATCGCCCCAT